CCTTGTCGTGCAGTTTGAGGACATGGCTGTCATAGCCTTCGGTCAGCGGGTCTTCAATGCGCTTGATCTTGTCGTGGGCTATCAAAATGATACCCATGCCCTTGGCAGATCGCAGGACTTCTAGGCCAGACAGAAGGTTGCGCCATTCTTCGGCGGCGGCAACGTAGCCCTTACCAAAGCCTGGCTGCTCAATGTTCTTCCAGTTGTTCTGCTTGCACACATACTCTTGAATCATGGGTTCAAGCCAATCAAGCGAGTCAATGAACAGGGTTTGGAAGTCGTGGTCTTGGTTGATCAGCGTGTCGATGGCTGCATAAACTTCGGGCAGGCTTGCGGCCAATGGAAAAGCGTTAGCGTCCACAGCGTCAGCGCCGTCTTCGGTCAGAATGCCAATGGCATTGGGAGCCATAGCAGCAAAGGTTGTCTTGCCAATCTTGCCTTGGCCCACCACCACAATCTTGGGTGAGCGTACACGTTTGGTTTTAGAGATGGATGAGAGATCGAATGCCATGTTAGTCTTTCAGTTCAATGGATGGTTTTGCGGGTTTGCTAGTGATGAACACCGCGGCCTTGTTGTAGCCAGCGGGGTCAATGTCTGCGAGGGTGCGAAGGTAAGCTAGGTTAACTTCAGCTTTCCAGCGAAATGCGTTCTTGGCGTTGGTTGGCAAATCTTCGTAATCAGCGGCTAACTGGTCAGAGTTCACCGTGCGGTTTAGCTTCCAAGTGATGGTGAATTCTTCGTCAGTGTGCGTGCCTTCGTTGCTTTCGGGCTTGGCAAATTGGTCTGTAATCAGACTTTCAATGCGCAGGCGCTCGGCCTTGGCATCTGTTTCGGCTTGCTTGGCTTTGCGCAGCTGTGCTGCTAGTTCAGAGATCGTCATTTTGATAGTCCTCAAGTGCAGTGGTAGTAATGTGGTCAACAAGGTTTTGCATAAGCAAGTGGCCAATGTCAATGTCTGTGCCCTTCACATAGGCATTGACCAGTTCCATAGTTTCGGGGTAGTCAGGCTCATAAGGTAAGCCATGGCTGTCAAGTGAGCCAATTTCTTCTGGGATGTATTCAAGATGACAAACCAAATCAACCCCTTCAAGTTCGCACTCAAATTCAATAATTCCTTGGGGGCAAGCGGGTGTGAATTTCATGTGTTTTTCTCCTCAATGTTGTAAAACCAATCGTCACCCGCAGACCACTTGCGTGTGCCGTCAACCGTCCACAAAGACCTTGCGGCTTGGAAGTCAGGAAACTTTGTCTCAGCAGGAATAAGGCTCTGGTCATACCAAAGGCAGCGGTTGTTAGGCTGGCAGGCAAACTGGCCATTGTCCAAAGCAATCCAATTAAAAGACTTGTGTTCCTCGGCCTGCTCGGTGAAGCCCGTGTCCAAGTCCATGTTGTCAGCACAGAAGTCCACAGTGAACATGTACCGCCCAAAGTGCCATTCCTTGTCTTTGCCAAGGAACTTAACGCCAAGGTTACGCAGGCCAATTTTTTCAAGGATGGTGAATCGGTAGCCCATGCAGTCCCATAGTTGCAAAATGTCAACTGGCAGATCGCCAGTGTGGTTTTCATGCCAGACGTAAGCATGTATCGGCAGCTTGTCGTAAAGCGCACCATAGGCTGGCAGCAGTGATTCAATGCGAAACACTTGGCCACGCAAGGCTTTGAGGCTGACCCAAACGGCAGGCTCTAGTTCGCCATGCCCTTTTTCAAAGTTGTACAGAAATTCTTTGCGTACAAAACATTTGATGGGCGGCAGTGATGCAATGATGTAACTCATGATGACCACCATGCAACCAGTAGGACGGCCAAGCCAACGCCAATGGCGAGGGCTGTGAGGAAACCCAATGCGGCATCGGCCCGTGCATTGATTCTTTCGTTCTTGATTTCGGGGTAGTAGAAGTGTTTGCTATGTTTCATGTTGTGCTTTCTGTGGGGGCCGTGGCCCCGTGGGTTGAATTAGGCTGCGGCTTTCTCAGCAAATAAGCGCTTGGCTTCTGTGCCTTGATAAGCGTATTCGTCAGAGCCGTAAGCTGGATCAATTTCTTCCCAAAATGTTGGTGACAAAAACTTACCAGACTGAAGCGCAGCGTCAACACGGGTAGACAAGCGCACGGCTTTGGCTGATGCTTCTTGGCGCAGATCGGGAAAATAAGAATCGCCAGACTCTGGGCAAACAACTTCTTGAGTGCCGTTAAAAGTAGCTGTGTGACGGAAGCGGCGGCCTGCTGAATTTTCGATCACAACGTAATACTGTTCGGCAATGAATGGATGACCATCGCATGAGTAACCGGCGTTGTAAAGATCAGTTGCAACGTGGGCTGTGTAAGATGCGTTCATTTTGTGTTTCCTTTGGCCTTTCGGCGTGATGGACAGAGAACCAATTTCCCTGCCACGCTTTGAATTCTAGCGAGTTGCTAGATGTTGTCAAGCCCTTTGCTAGAAATATTTTCATAGGTGTTTTCCCTATTGCCAAAAGACTCTATCAATGTGCTAGAGTCAATGCCCTATGAACACACAAATACCACCAGACGAGCGCCGACAACTGGCAGAAAAAGTTGGCATCAATGAACAGTATCTTTACCAGTGCCTGACGGGCCGGCGAGAGATGTCAGCTTGGGAGGCTGTTCGGGTAGAGCAGCAGACCGAGGGGCGGGTTACTCGGCAGATGGTGTGCCAGAGCAGTTGGCAGTCTATCTGGCCTGAGTTGGTGGAGATCAAAGCATGACTAACCTAACAACAATATTCCCCAACGGCTTCGCGGCTGCCATAGAGAGCCAAGACCTGATCAACCCAGAAGAAGGGTTCAGGAAGCACTGCGAGGCGAGTGGCCTGCTGGTCAAAGAGATTATTGCAGACGGTGAAATTCATCGTGTGGCGCATGTGTCTTCTAAGAAGGGTGCATTGGATGGTTGGTACATTTTGCACTCCAGCGGCAAGGTTCCTGTGGGCATTGCAGGGTGCTGGAAAGAGCCTGTGTTTGAAGTCAAGTGGGTGGCAGACACTGGCAGGCAGATGTCGTTCACTGAGCGCTTTGAGCATGACAAGTGGATCGCTGAAGTCAAGGCCAAAAAGGAAGCTGACAGGCTGGCTTCTCAGGCCGTGGCAGCAGAAAGGGCAGAAGATGAGGTTGGGACGTATGCAGATGCGTCTGATGACCATCCATACCTAGTCAGGAAGCACATTGGCGCTCACGGGATTAAGATTGACAGGGCAGGCAGGCTCGTTGTGCCGGTCATTGATCAGGGTGGGGAAATCCTGAGTTACCAGACCATTGATGCAGATGGCAACAAGCGGTTCCTAAAAGGTGGCAAGATTGAAGGTGGGTTTTATGAGTTGCGTGGCAACCGCAAGATCGTGTTCATTGGTGAGGGGTTTGCCACATGCGCATCGATCCATGAGGCGACAGATTACACCGTGTTGGTGGCGTTTGACTGTGGCAACTTGGCAAAGGTGGCCAAGAGCGCCAAAGAGATGTTCCCAGGTTCAAAGATCATCATCGGCGCAGACAATGACCAGTTCACGGAGGGGAACCCTGGTGTCACCAAGGGCAGGGCTGCGGCGGCACTGGTGTTTGGGGAAATTGTGTACCCATCATTTGGGGACTCGGACATGGTGGACAACAAGCCAACAGACTTCAACGATCTACATTGCCTGCAAGGTCTGGATGCCGTCAAAGAACAGATTGAGCGCGTAGCTGGCCCAATGCGGGACAAACTGGCGTTTGAGTTCTCAAGGATTGATAGCCTAGAACTCACTCAAATCAACTGGATCGTGGATGACTACATCGAAAGCGACAGTTTGGCGCAAGTGTTCGGTGACCCTGGCGGTGGTAAGAGTTTTGTCAGCATTGACCTAGCCTGTTGCGTGGCCACCGGACGCGCATGGCATGGCCATGAAGTCAAGCAAGGCTCGGTGTTCTACATCGCAGGCGAGGGGCACAACGGCTTGGCCAGAAGGTTTAAGGCGTGGCAGTTGGGCAATAGCCAAACCCTTGATGGCGCACCGTTGTACAAAAGCCACCGTGCGGCGCAGCTGTATGACGCAACAGAGGCGGCAGTGGTGGCCGAAGCCATCAAAGAGTTGTCACAGCAAGCTGGCACAGTGCCATCCATGATCATCATTGACACCTTGGCCAGAAACCATGGGGGTGACGAAAACAGCACTCAAGATATGAATGCGTTCATTCAACACCTTGATGTGTATCTGCGCCAACCATGGAAATGTTGCGTCTTGGTGGTTCACCATTCAGGCGTGGCAGACAAGGATAGGTCAAGGGGTAGCACGGCATTGAAAGGTGCGCTTGATGCTGAGTACCGTTGCCAGTTGGATGCGGGAACCAAAACCATAGCCTTTGAATCCAAAAAGATGAAAGATGCAGAAATGCCTGCACCTAAGAATTTCCAGATCACACAAGTTGATCTGCCCATCCAAGACAAGCACGGCCTGCCAGTAAAAGGCGCATATTTGACCGCCGTAGACATCAGTGGGCTAATGGGTAACATCCAAAAGCGGGTGGTTTTGTCAGGCAACCAGCGCATTGCTTTGAACAGTTTGGTGGCCATTGAAGTCAAACGGGCAGCAGATGGCATCGAGGGCTTTGCCGCCATGGTGGACTACGACGAATGGCGTGATTCAGCCAAAAGCCATGGTTTGAATGCTCGGCGGTTCAAAGAATCCATTGAAGCATTGGCTAAGAAAAACATGGTTTTGGAGAATTCTGGTGTGTACCGAACTGTACCGAAAAGTACCGAAATCGGTACAGAACGTACAGAGGCTTGATGTACCGAAGCGTGTACCGAAATGTACCGAAACGTACCGAAATGTACCGAAGCAAACCCCCTGTGGTGTACCGAAACGTACCGAACGTGTCTATAGACACGTTCAGGTTCGGTACAAAAAGGGTTTCGGTACATGCCGGCGGTTTTTGGGGTGTTTTTGGTGGGTTAGGGATGGATGGGGATGGTGGCCATGATTGAAGTGGAAATGGACATGAAAATTGTGTCAGTGGCCAACATGCGGTTGCATTGGGCGGCGAAAGCTAGGCTGACCAAAAGTCAGCGACAAAAAACCAGAAACGCGCTGGCGGCTGTTGCGCAGTCTTTTGGTGTGGAAGTGCTGCCAGTGACCGTTGTGCTGACTAGGGTGGCTCCAAGGCGCTTGGATGGGGATAACCTTCAGTCTGGCTTCAAGGCCGTGCGTGATGGCGTTGCTGATTGGCTTGGCGTGGATGATGGCAGTGGTTTGATCGATTGGCAGTATTGTCAGCGGTCTAGCGGCCCGAAGGTTTACAAGGTTGAGATCGAAGTGATAACATGATGCCGTGCGCCACTTTGCAGTTGCCGCATGTTTTGGGGGAAAGCGCCATTGGCGTGAGTACCTCGCTTTTTTAGGAGTTTACAAGTGACTGAAAACTTGGTGTCAGAGATGACAGTGCAAAGAGAAGGCCCAGGCCGTCCGGCCTTGTTTCCGGCAGAACACACCGTTTGGCAAAATATCCTTCTTGGCATCTCAGAAGGTAAAAGTCTAAGCAGCACACTTCGAGCCGAAGGGATGCCCAGTTACTCACTGGCGCGTCAAATGATTAAGAACAATCCAGAGTTCAGGGCGGCTTACGAAAAGGCCGTAGAAGACCGCGCAGACCGTTTGGCAGAGGAAATCATTGAGTTGTCAGACAAAGAGTTGCCTGATGGCTTAGAAGGCCCTATGGCTAGTGCTTGGGTTCAACAGAAACGATTGCAAGTTGAAGCGCGCAAATGGGTAGCTGCAAAACTTAAACCTAAAACCTATGGTGATCGCATTGACGTGGCCGTTACTGATCACAGGATTAGCGTGATGGATGCGCTGACTCAAGCCAAACAACGTGTGTTGATGGATGACAGTAACGTCATGGATGTTGATGCAAAGGAAGCGTAATTGTCGCCCAATGGCCAAAATTTGTACAATTACGCGCACGCGCATGCGAGTTGCGCAGACGCAACGAAAAGAAGGCTCGGCAAGCAGAAAAGTGCAGGCTACTTAATACAATGACCATTATGTTAAGTTGACCCTAAGTTATCCACAGAAAAAAGAATGACAAAGTATTACAGTTTAAGTTATGCACAGGTAATTGTGGACAAGTGTGCATAACTGCCTGTGGACAAGGCAAATTCCCACCCGCTGGCCGCGGTGGGGGGGGTAGGGCCGGAGGGAAAGGGCCGCGGGAACGGTAGCCCCGCGAACATTTTTAAATTTTTTTTTAATAAATAAATGCAAACCACGATTTACAAACCCGAAGATGAGCAGGAACTGATGGCCACGCTGTGGACACCGGCGATCGCAGACGACCCCGAAGCCTTCGTGCTGTTTGCTTTTCCTTGGGGTCAGGAGAACACGCCTTTGGCGAACTTCAAAGGCCCGCGCAAGTGGCAGCGCGAAGTCTTACGGGACATTGCAGCCCACGTCAAGCGGCAGAAGGGGTTAGTAGATTTTGAAACCCTGCGCCAAGCCGTGTCGTCTGGCCGAGGGATTGGCAAGTCTGCCTTGGTATCTTGGTTAACGATCTGGATGTTATCCACGCGCATTGGCTCGACAACGATCATTTCGGCGAACTCGGAAGCCCAGCTGCGGGCGGTGACATGGGCTGAGATCACGAAGTGGTTGGCGATGAGCATCAACAGCCATTGGTTTGAGGTGTCGGCCACCAAGGTAGCGCCTGCGAACTGGTTGACTGAACTGGTTGAAAAAGACCTTAGAAAAGGAACCCGTTATTGGGCGGTTGAGGGCCGCTTGTGGTCTGCTGAGAATCCTGACTCTTACGCTGGTGTTCACAATCACGATGGTGTGATGGTGATTTTTGATGAGGCCAGTGGTATTGACGACAGTATTTGGGCTGTGACGGCGGGATTTTTTACTGAGAACACACCAAACAGGCTTTGGTTGGCGTTCTCCAATCCGCGGCGCAATACGGGTTATTTTTATGAGTGTTTTAACTCTAAGCGGGACTTTTGGACAAATAAGGTTGTGGATGCCAGGACGGTTGAGGGGACAGATAAACAAGTTTATCAGGGCATTATTGATGAGTACGGCCCTGATTCAGCGCAGGCGCACGTTGAGGTTTACGGCATGTTCCCGTCTGAAGGTGATGACCAGTTTATACCGGCGAACATTGTGGATGAGGCCATGGCGCGGCCTAAGTACAAGGATCAGACAGCGCCGATCATCATTGGAGTTGATCCTGCAAGGTTTGGTGCTGATGCTACGGTGATTGCGATCAGGCAGGGTAGGGATATTGTGAGAATTGACAGGCACAGGGGTGATGACACGATGACGGTGGTGGGGCATATTATTGAGGCGATGGAGGAATTCAAGCCTGCGATGGTGGTGATTGACGAAGGTGGGTTGGGTGCTGGCATTGTTGACCGTTTGAAGGAGCAAAGGTACAAAATCAAAGGTGTCAACTTTGGCAATAAATCGGCAAATCCAATCATGTATGGCAATAAAAGGGCTGAAATGTGGGGGAAAATGAAGGATTGGTTGAAAAGTGCAAGCATCCCAAAAGATAGATTCTTGAAAACTGATTTAATTTCGCCTATGATCAAGCCGGATTCAAAAGGCACGATCTTTTTGGAGTCAAAAAAGGACATGAAGGCAAGGGGCTTGGCCTCGCCTGATGCGGCTGATGCGATATGTGTGACTTTTGCTTTTCCTGTGGCGCATCGTGAGTACAATGAGAGCACTAAGCGCAGGGCTTATGCCGGCAGTGCTGGGGTTACAACTTCTTGGATGGGGTCTTAAGCATGGCGACAAAGAAAAGTGTATCGTTAAGTGTTGGCCGCGGTGAGAAGTTGCCGGTGTCTAAGGGTGCAGGCTTGACAGCCAAAGGCCGCGAGAAGTACAACCGCGAAACGGGTAGTAATTTGAAAGCGCCAGCGCCTAATCCAAAGACCAAGGCAGATCAGGGGCGCAAGGATTCATTTTGTGCAAGAATGGGCGCAGTGGCAGCCAACGCCAAAGATGGCGAACGCGCTAAAGCGGCTCTTAAACGATGGAAGTGTTAAATCATGGCTACTAAACCTGGTCTTTATGCCAACATTCACGCAAAACAGGCTAGGATAGCCGCTGGCTCTAAAGAGAAAATGCGTAAGCCTGGCTCTGCTGGCGCTCCAACAGCCAAAGATTTTAAAGAGTCTGCTAAGACGGCAAAGCCTGCCAAAAAGGGGAAGTAAATGAGTTTTACCAAACCTATTGGCGTTGCGTATCTTGACCAAGATATTGATGGCGGCATTATTGGCGCTACCGATCCGCAGCCGATTAACGGCACAACGGTTTTTGCAACCACACAACTAGGTTACACCAACGCAGCTTACGGGACGGTTACCCAGCAAACCAATAAAGCTACGGGTGTCACGATAAACAAGACTGCTGGAACTATTACGACAGCAAACGCTCAACTAGCCCCTAGCGCAGACGTTGCGTTCATTGTCACTAACGATAAAGTGTCTGCTTTGGACACGGTGATTGTAAATATTGCGTCTGGCGCTACGGCTACTTTTGCATATTCAATTTCGGTAGTAACGGTAACTGATGGCGCATTTACAATCAATTTAAGCAATGTGTCGAGCAACGCTTACACAGACACGCTTAAAATCAATTTTGCTGTTCTTCACGTTTTACCCGCATAAGGACAACTATGCCATTGGTCAAATCCAAATCACCCGAAGCCTTTCGCAAGAACGTGAAGGCTGAAGTTGCCGCAGGCAAGCCTGTCAAGCAGGCCGTGGCCATTGCTTATTCGGTTAAGCGCGAAGCTGCCAAACCGAAAGCCAAAAAATGAAGCACAAAGGCAAAGAATACCTTATGATGCGTGAACCCGATGTGATTGGAGTTTTTAATGGCTGATCCTACCGGCATCGTAGCCGCAGCAGCAGTTGCTGTTGGCGGTTCGGCCAAAGACAAAAGTAACGCCGATATTCTGGCGACCGCAAGATCACGCCTTGACATGGCGATGTCTGCGTTGTCAGAGTCCCGCGAGGACGAAATTGACGATCTGCGCTTTTATGCTGGATCGCCTGACAACCAGTGGCAGTGGCCGGCCGATGTGCTGGCAACTCGCGGCGCGGTGCAAGGTCAAACAATCAATGCACGTCCTTGCCTAACAATTAACAAACTGCCGCAACACGTTCGTCAAGTGACAAACGACATGCGCCAGAACAGGCCAGGCGCAAAGGTCATTCCCGTAGACGACAAAGCTGACCTACAAGTGGCTGAAATCTACAACGGCATGATTCGCCACATTGAGTACATTTCTGACGCTGACGTTGCATACGACACGGCCTGCGAAAACCAAGTGGCTTATGGCGAAGGCTACATTAGGCTACTGACCGAGTATTGTGACGACGACAACTTTAATCAAGACATTAAGATTGGCCGAGTTCGCAATAGTTTTTCGGTCTACATGGATCCAACAATCCAAGACCCAACAGGCGCAGATGCCAAGTATTGCTTTGTCACCGAAGACGTGACCAGAGAAGACTATGAGCGCATGTACCCAGATGCAGCGCCCATTACAACGCTGCAATCTTTGGGTGTAGGCGATCAATCTATTTCCAACTGGCTTAATGAAGACACGATCCGCATTGCGGATTACTACTACATTGAATACGACCGCGCTACGCTGAACTTGTACCCTGGCAACGCTACGGCGTTTGACGGCACACCCGAAGATAAGATGCTGCGCCAGACTTACGGCAAGCCCAAGCGCTCACGCGAATCTGACCGCCCCCGCGTTCGGTATTGCAAGATCAATGGGTATGAAATCCTTGAGCAAAACGAATGGGCTGGTAAATATATTCCCGTGGTTCGTATTGTCGGCAATGAGTTTGAAGTTGATGGCAGGATCTACATCAGCGGCTTGGTGCGTAACGCCAAGGATGCCCAACGCATGTACAACTATTGGGTGTCGCAAGAAGCCGAAATGTTGGCTCTGGCTCCCAAAGCACCGTTCATTGGTTATGGTGGCCAGTTCGAGGGTTATGAGGACAAGTGGAAGACGGCCAACACAAACAACTGGCCTTATTTGGAAGTCAACCCTGATGTGACTGATGGCCAAGGCGCTGCTTTGCCATTGCCCCAACGTGCGCAGCCGCCAATGGCTTCGTCTGGTTTGTTGCAGGCTAAAGCTGGCGCATCTGAGGACATCAAGTCCACAACGGGTCAATACAACGCATCATTAGGCCAAGGCGGTAATGAGCGCTCTGGCAAAGCCATTCTTGCGCGCCAGCGTGAGGGTGATGTTGGCACTTACCACTATGGTGACAACTTGACTCGCGGCGTACGCCACATTGCCCGTCAACTGGTTGATTTGATCCCCAAAATCTATGACACGCAGCGTATTGCTCGAATTATCGGTGAAGACGGCGTGACCAAGATGGCCAAGATTGACCCAGAGCAGCCAATGCCGGTGCGCGAAATCCGCGACCAAGAGGGCATTTTGATTGACAAGATTTATAACCCTGGCGTTGGTAAGTATGACGTTGTGGCGACCACGGGGCCGGGCTACGCTACCAAGCGCCAAGAAGCACTTGAAGCAATGGGCATGTTGTTGCAGGGCAACCCGCAGCTGTGGTCAGTGGCTGGCGACTTGTTCGTCAAAAACATGGATTGGCCTGGCGCTCAAGAAATGGCCAAGCGTTTTGCCAAGACCATTGATCCAAAATTCCTCAATGATGGTGAAGACTCACCTGAGTTGCAGGCGGCCCAGCAACAGATCCAAGCTATGAGCCAACAGATGGATCAATTGGTTGGAATGATCGACAATGTAAATAGTTCTGAGATTGTTCGCACAAATGAGATCAAAGAGTTTGAAGCTATGATTAAGGCGTATGCGGCTGAAACGCAGCGGATTTCTGCTGTGCAAGCCAGCATGTCGCCAGAGCAGATTCAAGACATCGTGATGGGTACGGTTCACGGCATGATTACAAGTGGTGATCTTGTGGGCGAGATGCCAGGGCGCGAAGACTCAATGGAAAACATGGGTGAAATGCCGCAAATGGGTATGCCACCAGAAGGTATGTCATTAGAAGGTATGCCGCCACAAGGAATGCCACCACAAGGAATGCCACAATGAAAGCCGCTGAATTTATAGGTTTGCTGTTTTTAGCCAGAGATGTTACGCACAGTGTGCATCTGAACACGCGCAGCTATGCTAAACATGTGGCGCTAAACATCTTTTATGACCGCATTGTTGGTGCAGCCGATGACTTTGCCGAAGCCTATCAAGGCCGGCATGGTCTAATTGGGCCAATCACACTGCATTCTGTCAAAAAGACAAACAATGTCATTGAATTCTTGGAAGACTCGCTCAAACAGATCGAAGACGCAAGATACGAAGTGTGTGATAAGTCTGACAGTTCATTGCAGCAGTTGATTGACAACATTGTTGAGGTTTACTTGCGTACCCTTTACAAGTTAAAATTTTTGGCGTAATTTAAACGCTATGGTATATTTAAGGCATAAGGAGCCATCATGGAACTTTTAAAACCTCTAGCCGACACGGTGTTTCCCGCAGCAACTGTTTCGTATTCGGGTGATGCTGGCTCAACTAGCACTTGGGCGGCTGGCCCTCAAGGTGTCGTAGTGTGGTCAACAACCCCCTGCTATGTGGTGGTTGGTGAGGGCGTTACAGCTACCACTGCAAGCACCCCGATCCCCGCATTTACCCCCATCCCGTTTAGTGTGCCCGCTGGCACAGGCGCTCCTTGGCGCGTCAGCGCAATCCAAGTGAGCGCGACGGGTTCGATTTATTGCAAAGCAATAAATATCCAATGAGTTTTGGAATTGCTATCAGAAATGCTGTGTCAATTGGGCTTGGCGGCATCGCCACGCTTTTCTCAGGCACGATTGACAACAGCTTGACAGTAGATAATTTACTGACAGAATCTGGAGCAAACCTTGTGCAAGAAAATGGCGACTATATTCTTTTGGAGTGATTAAATGGCTGACTTAAAAATTTCCCAATTGCCAGCGGCATCGACCCCGCTTGCTGGTACTGAGGTCTTGCCAATTGTTCAATCAGGTAGCACCGTTCAAGTTTCGGTTAACAACCTAACGGCAGGCAAAGCTGTTTCAGCGTCTACTGTTTCGGCTACGACTGTTACGGCTACTACGCTTGCGGGTAGCTTAGACACAAACGTGGCAGCGGCCAAACTTACAGTGTCGGGCACAAGTGTTGTTGCCAGCGGTACGGATACAAACATTAGCTTGACGCTTACGCCCAAGGGTACTGGCGTGGTGACTACCGCTGCTTCATACAATGACGGAGCCGGAAAACTTCGCGCTATCCCTCAGTCTGGTGCGGCTAAAGTAGCCAGCTACACATTGGCAACAACCGATGTAGGCGAATTTATTGAAATCGGCACAAGCGGCGCGATTGTTGTGCCCGATGCTACATTTTCGGCTGGCGATGCGGTTGTTCTTTTTAACAACACAAGTGGCAATATTACCATCACGTTGTCAATTACAACTGCATATTTGTCAGGCACTGATGCCGATAAAGCTACGTTGACTCTTGCTACTCGCGGTGTTTGCAGCATTTTGTTTATAAGTAGCACAGTTTGCGTAGTTACAGGTAGCGTAACATGAGTGGGATTATGTTATCTTTTGTTGGCGGGGCTAGTGGTGGGCCAATTATTGGCGCCGCTTATCAAGGCGGTTTTTTTGCCGGTCAAATCTCGACTGCTGGTAACGGCATAGCAGATTACAACCTTGTGGTTGGCCCAAAGTCTTCCGCACAAAGTGTAAGCAAAAAATGGAAAACAACTAATACGACTACAGCGGGTACAAGTTCTGTAATTGATGGCCCCGGCAACAGCTCAATAATGAATAACGCCTCGCATCCAGCAGCGGAGTATTGTGAAGGCTTAAGCGTTGGCGGCTTTAGCGATTGGTATTTGCCAGCAAAAAATGAATTAGAAGTTGTGTACTACAACCTCAAACCATCGGGGACAGGCAACAATACTTCTTCTGGAACTAATACTAACGCTGTTCCAAGTCGAGGCAGCAATTACACGTCTGGAACACCATCACAAACCTCTGCAAGTGATTTCCAAGCAGGCGGCACAAACGCATTTTCAACTGTGGCTTATTGGTCTAGTACCGAAGGCTCTGTAACACTTGGACAAGTTCAAAACTTTACTAATGGCAATCAATACAATACCTATAAAAATTATGATAATTATGTTCGGGCAGTTCGCAGAGTAGCGGTTTAAAGAGAACAAATTATGAAATATATTTGTATAACCGAAGTTGATGCAGTTACAAAAATCCCTTGTACTGTTGAGCCACAGCGCACAGGCCCATCAATGCCCAATGTCAAAGGTTGGGTTTACGCATGGCATGACAAATCAAATTGGCCTATTGGAACAACGTCTGATGGTACATACCTTAGTGCGCCCAAATATTACGGCACTTGTGATGACGATGCCGATACAACCCTAGCGGGCGTTTTACAAGTATTAACAGAAGAAGAATACAACACAGCCAGAACTGCCGAACATGAAGCCCGTAGACCTTATCCATCTTGGGTTGGTTACTTGGACACAATGACATGGGCAGCACCCGTAGCAAGACCCGCTGATGCAATTATAAATGGTGGAAATGTGCGTTATCAATGGGACGAAGCCACAATCAACTGGATTGCGATGGCATGAAAGAGTTCTTCTTTATCTCAGGTTTGCCAAGGTCAGGTTCAACCCTGCTCTCGGCTATTCTGCGTCAGAACCCTGAGTTCTACGCAGATATTTCCTCGCCAGTACAACACTTGGTGGCTTCAACCATCAATGTTATTACTGGAAGCGAGAGCAATCACCTGATAGATGAAGATAGACGCAAGCAAATACTTAAAGATTTATTTAACGCTTACTACAAAGCAGTATTACCAAACGTAGTGTTTGACACTAGCAGAGGTTGGACTGCTAAGACATCATTGCTAAAAGACATTTACCCGCAGACTAAGATTATTTGCTGTGTGCGTGACTTGCCTTGGATACTAGATAGCTTTGAGCGTATTGCCACAAAGAACTCTTTATATGGTGCTGCACTAACAGATAATGAAGCAAATCAGACAGTTACCACAAGATGCGATGCTTTGATGGATGTAAAAAAGGAAGGCCAAGTGGTCAAGCCTTATTATTTCCTAGAAGAAGGCTTACTGTTAAATCCTGACATGATTATGTTGGTTGAGTATGAATCCTTATGCAAACAGCCAGAGAGCGTGATGCGTGAGATTTATGGGTTTATTGGCAAGCCTTATTACAAACACGATTACAAAAATGTTGAGTACGATAATGAAGTGTATGACAAAGCATTGAACATGAAAAGTCTGCACACAGTCAGAAAAGAAGTAACATGGCAAGAGCGCCCATCCATACTGCCTAAATCCGTATGGGAAAAGTATTCTGGCAAAGAGTTCTGGCGCACAGCAGCACCAGAGTTTGCAATAAAACAACTTTACAAGGTCAAGGGATGAAACGCATATTGATTATGGGCCTGCCTGGTGCTGGTAAAACTTACCTTGCGCAGCACATTCTTGACCACTTGCAAAACAACCGCAAGACAGTTATGTGGCTCAACGCTGATGATGTGCGGAAGAAATACAACGATTGGGACTTCTCCCATGAAGGCCGTATTCGCCAGAGTCTGAGGATGCGTGATTTGGCTGACAGTTACGATGTAGATTATGTGATCTGCGACTTTGTAGCCCCCTTGGTTGAGATGCGTAACAACTTTAAG